TCTAGGATTAACCGACGCTGAGATAAAAGCACTGACAGGAGCGTAATAGATGCTCGGTCATAGTGCAATATCAGCTGTCCCGATAGCCACATCCATATTCGATCCAAACGTCACTGTTAATGTAACTGCTAATCAGTTAACTTTAGGTATAGGTAGTTCGACCGTTTTATCAGGTGCACTTGTAACTCCATCAGGAAGTCCTTTAACATTAGGTTTTGGATCAATAACCATAACTGCAGCAGCCAATGTAACACCTACTCCTACACCATTAACTTTGGGTGTTGGGACTGTCACGGTATCAGCGGCGGCTAACGTTTCTGTTACTGGAAACCAATTGACCATTGGCACAGGAAGTGTTACAATAACCGCAGCTGCAAAAGTGGATCCTACGGGAGTGCCATTAACATTAAACATTGAGGATCCTGGTGTTATCACATGGCAACCTATAGATCCAGGAGCATCACAAACATGGGTTAATATAGACCCGTATTAGGAGAATTATGGCATCAAGTTTTTCAACAAATTCTAAATTAGAACTGATCACCACAGGTGAGAAGGCAGGTCTTTGGGGCACGATAACAAACACGAATCTACAGATATTGGAACAACTATCTTCAGGTTATCTATCTACAGCACAATTGGCATCTGGAGATCTAACGTTAGCACTTGATAATGGTGCAACATCAAATGGTAAGAATCTATATATTAAATTAACTGGCACATTAGGCACAAATAGAAGTGTGACCATACCAGATGGATCCGAGAGGATAATCATATTTGAGGATGCGACTACAAGAGGGACATCATCCCTGTTTACCATAACAGTCAAGACCGTATCAGGAACAGGTGTCGTGTTACCGATAGGATCAACATCTCTAATATATTCTGATGGCACAAATGTCAGTCTCGGTATCCGTAATAAAGGTTATGTAACCCTAAATTCTTCAACGATCACTGCATATACAGCGGTTGATGGTGATCAGATATTTGCAAACACAACAGCCAATCCGATCACAGTCACCCTACCTGCATCACCTGCGGTTGGATCAGAGGTCACATTCATTGATGCAAGAGGGACTTTTGCAAATAACAATCTTATTGTTAACAGAAATAGCCAACCGATAAATACAGGCACTTCCAATCTAACATTAAATACTAATGGTCAGGCTTTTACCTTGGTGTATGTTGATGCAACAAGAGGTTGGGCATTCAAGACCAACACGGCATAAGGAGCGTGGATCATGGCTCTCATTGATTTCACATTTAAACCAGGTATCGATAAACAGGATACATCTGCAGGAGCAGAAAACCGTTGGGTCGATTCTGATAATGTCAGATTCAGATATGGCCTGCCAGAGAAAGTTGGTGGTTGGTCTTCTTTAGTGTCTGATAGTATAACAGGTGTGGCTAGAAAACTTCACGCTTTTGTTGATCTACAGGGTAATAGATATGTGGCGGTGGGAACAGATAAATTTTTACTTTTATATTTTGAGGGTCAGTTATTTGATATAACACCTTTAAAATCCACCTTATCTTCATCCACGATTGCGACCGTAAACAATAGTCCTACTTGTACCATAACAACATCTACATCACATAATCTAGAACCTGGAGATATAGTATTATTTGATAGTGTCACTCTACCTAGTAGCACGGGTTTTAGCGCATCGGATTTCGAGGATAAATTATTTCAGGTGACATCTGTTCCTTCACCAACAACTTTCACAATTACACAAAGCACTAACGCAGGAGCAACTGTATCCACTGGTGGTAGTATAGCAGTAAAACCATATGAGAAAGTGGGACCTGCTGCACAAAACTATGGTTATGGTTGGGGTATATCGCAATGGAACGGTTCGGTTCCTGGAGCTGCAACATCGAATTTAGATGGAGCGTTGTTAAATGATACTGCCGGTACAGGTGGATCGGGAACTTCAATTACACTAGATGCAACGACAAACTTTAGTTCATCAGGAAGAATATTAGTTGAAAACGAATTAATTTCATACACAGGTGTATCGTCACCAAACTTAACTACAATTACAAGAGAAGTTGATGGAACAAGTAAGGCAGCTCATGCTGATGGCACAGCAGTTACAGATGCTACAAATTTTTCTGATTGGGGCGAAGCAGTTCTTGCGTCAGAAGTAACTCTTGAACCAGGTCTTTGGTCATTAGATAATTTTGGTCAAGTATTAATTGCAACAATTGCAAATGGTAAAACATTTACTTGGAACGCAGGAGCAGCTTCACCATTGACCGTAAGAGCATCAACGACAACATCTAATTTTGCAACAGGTAATAATCCAACAGCTTCCAGATTAAGTTTGGTATCACCAACAACCAGACACTTATGTCATTTCGGAACAGAGACAACTATCGGAGATACCACAACACAGGATGATATGTTTGTAAGATTTTCAAATAGAGAGGATATAAATACTTATGCTGCAACCGCCATTAATAGTGCAGGAGATTTTAGACTACAAGATGGTACAAAAATTGTTGGCGCCATAAAAGCGAAAGAGACCATTCTTATTTGGACAGACAATGCATTGTATACAATGAAATTCATAGGAGCTCCTTTTACTTTTGGATTTGAACAGGTTGGAACCAACTGTGGTTTGATAGGTAAAAATGCTGTGGTGGAGATAGATGGATCAGCTTTTTGGTTGAGTCCTAATGGATTCTTTTTATTTGATGGTACGGTAAAAACACTACCTTGTTCGGTGGAGGATTTTGTTTATAACAATTTTGATACCACAAAAGGTCAACAGGTAGCAGCAGGTATAAATAATCTGTTCACAGAGGTTGTCTGGTATTATCCATCTCAGGGAGCTAGCTATAATGATAAATATGTCGTATTTAATTATGGCGAAAAATCTTGGTATACGGGAACAGAGGCTAGGACATCGTGGATAGATGCTATCGTTTATCCAAAGCCTTTTGCAACAAAGTATGATGATACCTCAAACGGTACTTTTCCCTCTGTTGTAGGACAGAGTGGGTTAGGTCAGACAAAATTTTTTGAACATGAGGTTGGAACAGATCAGGTTAATGAGGATGGATCCACAACCACCGTGACCTCTTTTATCAAATCTTTTGACATAGATCTAGAACAAAGACAAAGAGCTGCAATGGGACAACCTGCAGGACCAAAAATAGCAGGAGAGTTTTTCTTAGCGATGAGAAGATTCATACCAGATTTCAAAACCCTACAGGGAAACGCAAAAGTCAGCCTTGCGATAAAAAGATATCCTCAACAATCGGATAGCACAACAACCTTGAGTCCTTTTACAATCAACTCTTCGACTGATAAAAAAGACACCAGAGCTAGAGGTCGTTTTATTAATGTTAAAATAGAAAACGACAGTAATGGTGAGGAGTGGAGATTTGGCACTTTACGTTTAGACTTACAACCAGATGGTAGGAGATAGTATCAGTGATATATAATATTTCTAATTTTCCTTATATGGGTGCAGACTATGGGCCTAATCCAAATATGGCTTATACACAAGTCATGCCTGCAACAGGAATGGAATATATCTACGATCAAACAGGTACTAGGTATTCGGTTCCTATGGGAAGAGATAATCTTTTCTTTTACGACTCTCAAAATTTTAGTCCTTTTGATTTTTATAAAAATTATGGAGTTTCAGGAGCAAAAAAAATAGATCAAATAGGAGGAGGTGGATCTGGAGGTGGATCTGGAACTGGAACAGGTATAGAAGGCGTTCAAACTATTAATCCATATAATTTTAAAGATTCTGGAATTATGAGTGCAAACAATGTTGCTGCATTTGAACAAGCTACACAAGATAGAATATCTAGATTAAGAAATCCAGGTAAGATTGCAGAATTTTTCTATGATAAAATTCCAAGTATGAGACCTCAAACATTAGGAGATGTTATGCGGGAAGGTTATCAAAAACCTGGTGTTGGTCTTCCAAGTTTTGCAGGAATACTAGCATCGATACTACCTAGTTCATTTGATAATATGACAAGAGGTGAGCAAGCTTTCACATATTCACAGATGGGTTACACAGATCCTAGAACCAACATGGCTAATAAGGATGCATATGGATACAATGTGGTTTCTGCCTTTGGTAATTATGCAAATCTTGTGGATAAGAGAGCTCAGATCGCAGAAGATTTTTTCAAAAAAAGAGGTTACTACAGACCAATTGATAAATATTATTTAGATCAAAAACGTAAGAAAACAGATATGATATCCGATATAGGATTAGTTAATAAAGCTAAAGAACAAGAAGAAATTTTTAACAAAAAAATATTAGAGGAATTTAGAGAAAAACAAAGAATAGAAGCTGAGATAGCTAGAAAAGAAAAAGAAGCTGCTGAAGCTAGAAGAATAGCAGAGTTATCTAGAAGACAGACTATAGCAGATGCACAAAAGGCAACAACAGGTTTTACAACAAGTGGTGGTGCAGGTAACTATAGATCAGATAGAGACCACTCTGGACCTGGTGGTTATGGTGGAACTGGTAGAGCATCAAGAGAAGCAAGATCAACTGATCTTGGATTTAGTGATATAAGACTAAAAGAAAATGTAGAGTTAATAGGTAAGTCACCATCTAATATAAATATTTATAAATTTAATTATAAAAATATTCCAACAACTTATCAAGGAGCCATGGCTCATGAGGTGCCTTGGGCAAGTGTAAAACACGATAATGGTTACATGATGA